ACTGAACTTCCAACTGGTAACTCCTAATTCGGTTCCGATTTGATTAATCAATGACTCCATTTCTGATTTGATTGGTGCAATAGTTCCGTATTTGTAACTGCTCATAGTCGCTTCGGAGTTACTACCGTTCAAGTTACCGGAGTCAAATACACCGAGACGACTTGGGTCCATATGATGGGCATGTATTACTTCATCTCTAGTGTCCTTACGGTACATTCTGAAGTGTCCTTCTTCGGTCTGAACTGATAAAGGAGTAATCTTCAATTCAACATTACCCTCTTCACCCTCTGATGGAATGGTTATGCAGATGGCAGAATGCGGATTCTTGATGACTTCCTTAATCTGCTGACCAATCTTATAACGTAATGTTTGTGTGATGTCATAATCTGGATCTTCCGGCGGAACATCATAATCGGCAAAGTCCCCCGTAACGGTTATAGCAAACTTCGGCATTCCATAGTTATCAAAGAAACTGTTGTTGTATTTGACTGCACTTATGTCTCCTTTGATACTGCCAAGACATGACACGATTGGTGGTCTTCCGTAGTAGTCTGTGCCTGGTGCATATTCTTGTGTCCATAGTATCTCATTGGCCTTGTCCTTTGCTTCTAATGAATTGTATGGGTGGAATGCTCCAGTGTCTGCATGGACATCGCACTTGTTACCATTGTCATCGTAGTTCTTGCCGTAGATGACAAACCACACACGTTTTCCAGTGGGAGTCACATGCAATACTCTCTTCAAGTCAGTGTGTCTTCTCAATGTCTGTGCCGGTATGTGCTTGAATCTCATTATATCTGATTCAGATTTATCCTCACGGATAACCTCCAAAGCACCATAACCAATGGAACGGCGGTCATAGACCACCCTCTGCAGATGAGTGTTGATTGATGGAGTACTATTGTCCAGTACTTCAATGAACCTTTCCTTTTCCGCATCGACAGGTTCAACACCCTCAACCGGCTTCATTGTGTAGTCAATTCCAGTACTGTCCACGGCTACCGCTTCAACACAACTTGCATGATAAGTGTATAAATCCAGTAATGCAATCAAATCATAAGGATTATACTTTGGGTCCAATACTGATGTTCCCACCTTGAATGCATCGTCCACAACTTGCTTACTGCCGGTTGCTGGGTCAATGTCTGCTTTCATCGCATGCTTGTCGACTTCCAATTTGTCGATGACATGGTATTCGTTATCATTATCTACTGTTACTATAAAACTGTCACTTTTTCTTGTCATGAATATCACACATTAATCTTACGTTTAGGTCTACGCCAAATGTTACAGGAACCGGTGAGACTGTCAGTGATGTCATCAGGTTTACCGTCTTGACCGGTGAAACTGACTAAATGGTCGATTATGTTAATGTTCCAATCACCACGTAACCAGTATATTCTACCGGCTTCTGCTAATGCTTCGAGGTTGAAACTTCTCACATTCTTTTTCAGTTTAACTTTATCCCCACGGATATTGTATCGTTTAAATGTGGGGTTTCTACGGAATTGGTTAATCAGGAGTTTACTACCCGCTCCAGGTTCTTGTTCAATTCTAATCTTGGTGTCGATGCCATCTTGTAATGCGGTTCTTTCGAATGTGCTTAGTACTTGACTTGCACTGTATTTGCCGGTGTTGATGTTGATTATGTATAGGTTTTCTCCATCCCATGCTGTTAATGCTCCGGCGGTGGCATCTCCTTTTTTACCACTGGCTCCGAAGTCCCAGTATCGCATTCTTGGTAGGTCTGGTGGGATTTCGGTTACTTGTCGGTATATTTCATTTGTATCTGTGTTCATGAACCATTCCCGTTTGAAGATGTTACCGTCTCTCTCTTGTGGTTCGCCTTGGTAGATTGCATTGAACAGATAACTGCCGATTTCTTTTTTCTCATTCATTAACCAGTTATAACTCCTTTGGTATGGCCATAGGACATCACCGACTTTACGGTTGAGTATATCTTTACTGGCATCGGTGCAGATTGCCGGTATGTTCAAGTCCACCCAAGTATTAAAAGGTATTTCTCCACCATTATCAAGTATTTCAAATGCTTCAACTCCATCAATATAGGGACTGTTTTCTTTGATTATCCCGTGCAGGTCTTTTAAGTGTAATCTTTGAGCAATAACAATTATGATTGGGGGTCTGCCATTGCTTCGGCGTTCCAACCTACTTCTTACCACACCATTAAACCATTCACGAAGATTATCCTGTTTCACTGTACTATCTGCATCAGCAACATTCTTGATAGGGTCATCTACTATGAATAATCCTGCACCGAAACCCATGAGACTTCCATTGGCTCCGACTGCTATCATTTGCCCATCATAACCTTGCAGGTTAAACTTGTTCTTCGCATGACTGTCAGTGGATAATCGTACATTATACGGGCTGAGTGTTTGACCGTAATAGTTGATGATGTCTTTGACTTGTCCACCGAATTGTGATGCTAAGCTTTGACTGTATGCGGATAGTATGACTTGATCATTAGGATAATATGATAAAAAATAGGATGCTAAGTACTTTGATATGAGTGTACTTTTACCGTGCCTACTCGGCACAGATAAGAGTATCTTTGACACTTTACCATCAATAGCGTAATCGATTAGTCGTGCTATTTCGATGTCGAAGTCACGGATATGCCAACTGTTGTTGTCTTGGTTTACTCCATATAACCATCCGATGAATGGTAGTTTCCGTTCGACTGTTGTCATCTTGGAATCACATCTTTTCTTGCTCTTTCGGTCCAGATGTCTCGGATGTGTTGGTCTTCATGTTCTGGGTTGTCGGGTACTGGGAAATGGTCCGGCTCATTGGATTCGGTATTGTCTTTGTCAAGTCTTGTTCTTATACGATTCCAGATACTGTTGATTTCCTCTTCTATCTTTGCTTTACGATAGGTTTGGTCTTCACCATTTGGTCCTTTCTCTTTGGCTTCCAGTTCCTCATGTCTACGATTCAATCTATCAATCTTTTTAAAATCAGTTACAGTGTCATTGAAGATTCCCTTGTCATAAACAGCAGTGGCTCTTTCCATTTGTTTGGCAGCATGTTTGTTAGAATAGTTGTTTGAACATGATTCCCAGTTATGTTCCTTGAACCAGTGGTTAACGATTTGTTTGTATGAGGGGTATCTTGGTTGGCCTTCAGGGCTTCGGTGTTTCCACTCAAAGTCAACATCATTCAACATTTTTTCAAAGTTGTCTGCAAAGTGTTTGATGGTTATTTCATCGTATCGGTCTTTTTCTTTTACTTTGCAGTAAACCACCTTGGTATCATAAGCATAATCAGTTTCGGATGGTTTATTGTCTTTGAATTGAGGTATACTCATTTTCATCACATGTTGACTATGTTTTTATTAACAATGTTATATTTTATTCTCTCTCTAAAAAAAAAGAATATTTACGTATCTATTTCATTAAATTGAAGTATACATTAATCAGTATTGTTATTATTGTTAGTCCGACACCGACAACCGCTAAAAGTGAAGATACCCTGTTGTGGTTGTCAGTATTGGTTTGTTTTTGTAATGCGAGTTCTGTTTCTATTGCTTTGAGACGTAATTCAAGGTCTGTGTCTCCTTGTTTTGATTGTAATAATAACTCATTAACATTCTCGTTCAACTTATCTAGTTTGTTTTCCATTTTCTCCATTTTCACATAGAGTTCATCTATGCGTTTATCTTTGAAATTCGCTCTTGCTTCGAGTTCTGTGGTTTTTTGTGATAAACTTTGTATAGTTTCTTCGTGTATGCAGTCATAGTTCACTGTCATCTTCTTCACCGGTTACATACTCATCATTAAGTACTGTTTCTTCGGATGCAACTGGTGTTTTAGCGTTTCCGAATACTGATAATGTATTTGGGTTTCGGCTGGACCATATTGCAATAATTAATGTGAGTACTGACATTAGTACTGTTGCGAGTTGTGCTTGATCAACTGTGTATCCGAAGTATGCTAATATTCCTGTGATACAGATTGCTAAAAAAGTTGCGATTGTACTTATATTATTTATTTCCATAATTTCCCCTCCTAAATAAATAGAGTTTAAATATAAAAAAATGTCATAGTGGGGATTTGAACCCCAATAATACACCAGACATAAAAGTGTAGTCAACAGAATGAACATCCTGTTTTTAGAAAAATCTTTGAATGAATACTTGTTTTTTTTATGTCATATTCGCTATGACTTTTAAAGGTGTGGAGTGCAGGTAGACGGATTTGCACCGTCTTTTTTTAATATTCCACGTTTTTATATTAATGATAAGAGTAGTAAAGTTTAAAAACCAGGAACTAGTGTTCCGTAGCCTCATTTTTTCTTTTAACCTGCATATTATGAATAATAAAGGAGCCTACAGTAGAGTATATTTTAAGGAGGTACTTTTAAAATATTGAAATTTGAGATTGTGTATTTTAATGAAGATAAAACTATGAATTGACAACAGACTTTATGCTCGGTGATATAACTTTATTTCCTTTTTCTCCGCCATAGGCTCCTTATTAATTTTACTTTATCCAATGTGACTTGGATTTCATCAGGGATTGATGAGAATGTATTGTCAATGATTACTGTTCCACATTTTTCACAGTAGGTTATGTT